AAATTCGCCGGTGACAGAAATCGGCCCATGCCAAACGCTGAGTCCTGGCTCCTCGGACGGATCAAACGCGCTAGCGGCTGGGCGGAAATCTAAGCGCGTTGTCGTGAGATATTGGCCAACGGGAACGACGCGATTGGGGCTGGTCGGCTCGGTTGGCGTGACACCGCCCGCTGTCGAAAGATACGCGGTTGCCGCTGCCGTTCCGCCGCTCAGCCCACCAACGGTACATGGACCACGAAAAGCCCCCGTCTGGCCATTCGTTCGACCGCTGCGCGTAACGCAAACGTAAGCCGCCGCCGCTTCGGCCTCGGTGCCGTTATTCGTTGCCAACTTCGCCGCGTTCGATCCGCTCAAGTAGCAGATTTTTCCATAACCAATTCCGCCAGATTCCGCACAAGAAAGAATCAGCAACGGCCCGCCGTCCGTGTGTGGCACGGATTCATCAGCGCCGGAAACGCCCGGCCCGCTGTAGGTCAGGTCGAATAAGCCGTCGTCAGCCTTAAATCGGTAGCGTCCGTCAGCATCTGAAACGACCGCAGCAAGGGTTGTGCTGCCGTCTTCTTCGTAGATCGCAATCGCCGCTCCAGAATAGTGATCCGTTACGGCAACAGTGACGCCATCGGCAGGGAGTCCGGTGGGTAAATTGATTTGTCCGATGAATGTTTTCATCTTAAAGCCTCTGTAAAATGGTGCGGATTTGGTCGCGGGTTAAGGTGGTGCTGAGTGAATACCCAGCGGCTCCGGAAGACCCGCCGCCACCTTGTGAGCTGCCACCTGTCACGGTGAGCGTTTGCGTCCCGGTGTATGCCGTGGCAACCAGTTGGATGTAGCCGCCGCCACCGCCACCGCCATAACCAAAACCGCCTTCGTTCGCGTTTCCGCCGCGACAATTGACAGTCCCGCCTGTAATGGTTCCGGTGCAAATAATAATCACCGAGCCAGCCCCGCCGCCGCCCGGCTGTATACTTCCCGCGCCAAAGTCGTTGGTGTGTCCACCGTCTGCGGTAATGGTCCCGCCGGTCAACCCCGCGCCAGCCGTAATGCTGGTGACCGACCCGCCCGCGCCACTTGCGGCGGCTGTGAGACGACCTTGAGCGTCAACCGTGATATTGGCCGAGGTGTAGGCCCCCGGGGTCACAGCGGTATCCGCCAGAGCTATCGTCCCCGCTACGGTAATGGGGCCACCCGTAAGGCCCGTTCCCGTGTCTATCTGGGCCACCGTTCCAGAGAATGCAGGTGGGGCCACCGCAAGCCCCTGAATGGCCGCATAGACCGGGGACAGGTCCACCACATCGGGAAGCGTTTCCACTTCCGACAGCGCCTGCGTTCCGCTCGGATCGTATCGCGTATCCAGAGACGGCGTTATCAACAGATCGGGAATCGAGGCAGGGGTTGAACCGGCGCCCGTCAGATTGAACAGGTTAAACAGAAAACGATACCAAACCCGGTCCATCGTTCCGTCCGGGGCCAACACCGGCTGGCGTGTCCCCGGAATATTCGTAATGTCGGGCGCGGCCATGCTTAGGCGCCCGTTGGCGTGATGTTCAGCTCCGCCCCCATGATGGCGATAGGCACGGGATCGGTTCCGGAAATACGGTAAACCCGATCACGGGACTTTAGCGTCATCCCAAGCCGCCGCCAAATGGTGCGCGTCTGCGTCGCGCCAATCGCCCCCATTGGCTGCCAGTGGCTATTGGACCACGTATGTCCGCCGTCATCTGACCATTCAAGCATGATCTGCGGATCGGAACCTTGACCGGTGACGAGCCCCACCCCCGTCCGACAATCAAGTTGCAGGCTGTGATGACTGGTCCTAGTGAGGTTGTTTCTACCCGGGGTAAGCGCCCGCCAGGAGCGCAGCCACTTCTGAATCTCCCCGTTGTCGGCGTAGGTTTCCAGATCGAAAGTGTAAAGGTCGCCCGTCTGGTAATCCCCGATGACGATGGCGCCGTTAAAATTGCATTGTGCGTTGCCGCGATGGCGCGTGAAGTCACCATTACTGAAGCCGCGCCGCTCATGCCAGAGCTGCGTCGCCATATCATAGGCAAACGTGGTCATCAGGTCAGGGACGTTTATCATGTAGAACGAATGGCCGTCCTGCTGATAAGTGTAGGCGGTGGCGGCCCCCAAATCCGTGGACTGCTGGATTTTCCACTCTACGGCGTGCGTCGATATGCGTTTCGCCTGATAGCCGGCCGCGCGGTAAATAATACCCTGACCGCGATCATCCTGACCAAGCCAGAAGACGGCGTTATCCATTTTTGCGACCGTGTAAGGCGCGACGCAGCCGACTTCGTTAAATGCCCCCTGAATGCGCGCCAGAGGGAAATCGGCCAGTCCGGCGTCATACCAGACTTCGACCGTTCCCGTTCCGAACAGCCACGCCTCGCGATGGTTGATGATGATCGCAACCAGACCGTCCGGACTTCCTTCAGCGGAAGCAAAATCAAGCGGATCAACCGACGATCCGTCCAACAGCGTCGTTACCCATATCCGCTGACTTTCCGGCTCATTGAACACGAAATAGCCGTCGAGGTATCCAACAGTCACCGCTCCTGGAAAGTCCGGATCGGTGATTTGGGCGAAGGCGTGGGTGTTGACGTTGTAGATAAATCCGTCCGGGTTACAGGCGAAGAAAACCTGCGTTCCGTTGTCGGTGATGCTGACCTGACCAGCACCGGTCACGCTGCCAATGAGCGTTGCGGTGGCCGTAACGCCGGTAAGCATATAGACCTCGGTTCCCGAAACGACGAAAAAACGCGACTTGTCGGAAAGCGTCCATAAGCCCCGGATGGGGCCATCTCCCGTTGTCTGCTGATACTTCAGGCCCGGAGCGCGTTGAAGCCATCCAGCAGCCTTCCCACCCTCCGGAACCGCTTCCGGAAAGAGGTTGACCATCTGGTTATCGGCAGCGTTGACGCTACGGGCGACATAGGCGCCCCCGACAATGGCCTGACGCACTAGAAGGGCTCTCCGCTGAAGATGTTGAAGCGGGAGCCCGGCAGCCCAATCAGGTTGTTCGGGAAGCTCATCACATCGCCCGGATTGTTGATCCGCTTGAGGTTGCGCTTCGACGCCATCGCGATCCGCGCAATGGTCGGGGCCGGCTCAACCCCAAACTCTGGCGCAATCTCGCAGGCCAGGTTGTAGCGAAAGGCCCTTAGATAACCCGGCGGGAACGCAAGCGTGGTCGCCAGAACAGCCGGTTGGTCAAGTTGTTCAACGCTGACAATGTGAAACTCCAGCGCCTGCGTCGGAACCGGATATAGATACAGGTCCACGTCGGGAAACGACGAGTTCATGTAGATGTATTGCGGGAGCGTCGAGGTCGCCGTCTTCAAGGCGATGTTGTTATACATCGACTGATTGATTGCGGTGATCGGGTAGCTTATCCCGTTGGCCTTGTAGTACGTGCTGTTGTCCAGCTCACCAATTGGCCGGTTTCCAACAAGTTGCCCGGTAGGCCCGAACGTGCGGGTGCGCTGGCTTGCGGGCCACGTCACAACCTGTTCCTGCGTGGTAAACACGGCAAGGCGTTCGGTATCCCATGACTCAATCATCTGGTTCATGGCGGTGAGCGCGTCGGCGCTCATGTCGGCGGACGGCGTTTCGCCTTCAGCCAGGATGCCGAGAAGACGAAGAGAGCCGTTGATGATGTCGCCCGCGCTGGTGGTCATTTTCGGCCCCTAGATTTTCGGCTTGCGTCCGGACTTCTGACGCACAGAGCCATCCTTGTTCAACACGGCGCGGTTTGCCCATTGCGCCGGCTCTTCGGCGACGACAACCGGGGCCGGTTCGGGAAACGTCCGTCCGGGGTCGTGCGGATCAAACCGACGCCAGCCATGACTTTCATCATGACGGGCCTCAGCCTCACCGCAGGCGACCTTTTCCCCATGTCGCTCGTGTCGAAGGTAGATAACCGCCACTAGGACGCCAGAAGCGGAACAGTGAACCATTGGGTGGCGGAATAGGCGACGCCTACAGGTTTGGAATTAGCCATCTGGTTCCCCTTTCAGAGAGGACGAAACAACGGCCCCCGGAAATCGCCCCCGGGGGCCGTCAGGGGTTAGCTGATGCGGTAGGCGGTCCAGGTTCCGGAGCCGGTCTTGCGCGCACGCCATTGGCCCGCAGTGCCTGCCGTAGCGGCCACGGTGGCAAGACCCACCAGCGTCCAGCCCGTGCCGGCAGTGAGGGTAATGACCCCCGAGCCAGAACCATCAATGTTGATGATCACGAACTCAAAACTGGAGTCAATCTTGGCGTTCGTCAGGGTGGCTTCAAGCAGCGCCACGGTCGGAAGCGTATAGGCCGCCGCCGAACCGCCCGGCGAACCGGCGATGATGCCGGTCAGCAGTTGGGCCGTGGTGACGGTAGCGGTCGCAGTCAGGGCAGCCGGGGCGCCCTGAACGCTGATCTTCGTCTCGGAGACGTTGCCATCGTTGTACTGATAGCCGCCGCCAACGGAGGGGATAGGCATGAGGATGTTCCTTCTTTCTGGCGGTTAGCCCCAGAGCCGGACGGCTTGCTGGGGACGAATGGTCGAGTAGCCGTACAGAACGTCAATCCGGCACGGCATCCGGTCGTTGTTGATGTCGTACTGACGCACGATCCGCAGGCTGATGCCGTTCGCTTGCTGGCGGCTCGCCATGTCCACGCCTTGGGGCAGGAGCAGGTCAGCCGTCGCGAAGGTAATGGCGTTCTTGTGGTAGATCAGGTTCTGCGGGTAGACCGTCGAAGCCGAGCCCATGAAGGTCACCACGGCGGAGGCCACGGGGAACGCGTCGATGGTCGCCAGCGCATTGCTCGCGGTGTACATCGCCGGGCTGACCGAGACCGTGTAAGCCCCGCCGGAAGCCGTCGCATCGGCCGTCGCCACGAACTGTTGCAGCGAGCCGGTCGATTCACGCGTCTGCGGGTTAACCGCATACACGCCGGCCACCGTGAACACGTCGCCCCTCAGGATGGTCTGGGAGCCGGTGCCGGTGATGGCAAGCGTGGTCGAGCCCTGCGTCGAAACCGTCGAGGTGACGGTGTGGGAGCCCGTGCGCGTGCCGGTGGTGAAGGTCTTGATCGACTGCGACATACCGATCTCTGAATAACCGAGAACGTCGGTCGAAATCAGGCCAGACTTGAACTGGCGGCTGATCACGTCCGAAGGCGAAAACAGGCCCTTCAGCCCTTCCACCAGACCCGCGTTGGCGGCGGGGTTTACGGTCGCATAGCGCGGCGTTTTCTCGGCAGCGGCTTCATTCAGCTTTTGCTGGCCTTGCAGCAGAACCTGAGACGTCGCCGGGGTCGTGCCGGGCGTGCCCACGGACTGGTAAATGTCCTTGAACGCGTTGGCGACGTCCGCGTCTATAGAGGCGGCGAGCTGCGAGATGCGGGGCTTGAGCACGCGATCACCGAAGTCATCCAGGCTCATAGCCATTTCGGCGGTCGTGAACGAAACGCCGATGTGCTTCTGCGAGCCGACGGTAAGGGTCGTGTACTGCTCGTTGTCGTCCTGAACTTGCAGGGCGGCGCCGTCCGTCACCAGAGCCCGGTCGGGCAGGCGGATACGGAGGGTCGAGCCGATCTTGGCGCCGGTAACCGCAAAGCTGTCGTCATATTGACGATTGACGTTGCGGGTCAGCTCCAGTTCGTTTTCGAGGATCGCGAGCGACTTGCGCGTGATCATGTCGATAGTCAGAAGGGAGTTAGCCAATTTACCAATCCTTTCAAGGATTCAGGTGTGGATTATGACCCCTTGAGCTTTTTCATCTGCCGTTGGCGATCCGCCTCGATCCATTGTTCCGCCGTCATCGAATTGATGGCGCGGGGGTCATTGGTATCGAACGAAGGCGCCGTGCCCCGAGAGGCGACGGGAGTGATAGGCGCGGGGGCCGATGAGGGCTTGCGAGCCACGGGGGGAGCGTCGGCTAGTTTGGCTTCAAGACGCCCGATTTCCTTGGCTTGCAGGATCGGGGAAAGACGCGAAATCCGGCGCGCTTCAGTGACATTTTGACCGAGGTGATAAGCGATCTCCGGCCCGATTTCGGACGTTCTGATCGCATCGGCCATGATTTCGGAGATGGGGACGCGATCATTCACGACGGTATCGAAATCGTCGTATTTCTCGCGGGCCTCATCGGCTCGATCCATGTAAGCGTCCATAATCCGCCGGGCTTCCTCCTGCGCTTCACGCTGGGCGATCCGCTCGCTGACCCGTAGTTCGACCTCTGCTTCAAGGTCGGGGTCCGCATATGGATCGGCAGGCTGGGGCGGGGGGACGGGCTGATTTTCGCGCTGCCACTTGCGTTGTTCTTTCGCGAGACGCTTGCCGATGGCGGCGTCCAGTTCCTCCTGCGTGAAGGTCTTGGGCGGGGCTTCTTCGGTAGGCGCTTCCGGCGTTTGGGGGGACTCAGGAAGATCAGTAGCCGCCGTGACTACAGGTTCCGGCGCGGACGGGTCCGCTGTGACGCTCTGGGCGTCCGGTGCTTCTAGCATTTAGGGTATCCGTGAGGATGCCTGGTGAACCCCACCAGTAGGGATGTCGGCCTAAACCAGATTTGGCATGGCCTTGATTACAGACGCGCCGGGAGCGCCCGCTGTCGTGCAGACCCAACCCGGGGTTCCGCCAGCAGCGGCGGCCGTGTTTCTGATCCAGTCGCCTTGCGCCAACGTGCCGTAAGTGCAGGTTGGGCCCGCGCCGATGTAAATCTCGCCGTTATTGGCATGGCCCGCCGTTCGGCCGACCAGAATCAACGTCAGGCCCTGCCGAACGGCGTTGACGACGCAAGCGAAGCTGACCTCGGCAATCGGGACCGTCACCGTATCGAACACATTCCCCTCTACCGGAACCAGCGCGGTCGCGGCGCTGCCGGGAACAAGGATGCCCGTATCCAGATTGTAGAAGTTGTTGAAGTCAATCTGGTAGTTTGACAGTTGACGCCCCGATACCGTGGTCGAGGCGTAAAATCCGTATCGGTAGGTGGAGATTTCATTGTCTCGCACCGTGTAGGCTACAGCACCGCCAATCTTGATTGCCGTGTTGGTCGTCGCGCTCGTGGTGTTATCAAACCCTTCAAGGCGATTTCCACAAACGCTATTGCGCTTCGCCGACGTAAACACAGACGTCTCAAGATATATGGACTCGTGACTGGCGTTTGTTCTTGTAATGTCGTTATCTTTAATGATTACGCCGCCGGTTCCTCCGTCGATGGCGATCACCTGAACATCATTCAATGCGCTTGCGTAGATGCGGTTTCCACGCACGACGGCCGCATTGACGTATCCCTTCAAAACGATGCCGTTGGCCGTAGACGTATCAACCACATTGTTGATGATCTGCGGACGATTATCAGACCCACTTGCTCCGTTGAACATGATGCCGCCGACATACGATGTCGGGGACCCGGTGTTCTGGAAATTGTAGATCATGTTGTCAGCGATGAGCGTATTCCTGGCGCCTCCGTTCATGGAAACGCCGCCACACAGCGTTGAATCTGTCGTGGTCGTATATCCGTTGTAGGCGCACACATTTGATGTGATGACCAGCGCCCGGATTCCGTCAGCTCCAGCCGAATAGATGCCGGTAACCAGAGTGTTGACGCAGATGTTGCCGGTGACGCTGACGCGCCCGCCGCCGGCCGTATAGTTCGACAAAATGCCGTGTCGGCGGTTCATGTCTGCCGGATCAACAAGCCCGGAAAGGCTGTTTGTCAACGTAACGCAGACGTTCCCCGTGATTGCAATGTCGGTTTCGTAACCCTGAATATTGACGCCAATCCCTTGGGAATTGTTCGAAAAACACAGGTTGTTCGCAATGGTGGCCCTGCCTCCGCCAACTGCGGAGTAAAACGCAATGTCCGACGACGCCCCGATACCGGTCGGATAGGAGTAGTAGTTTGCGTAAATGAAGTTCCCCGTGACAATCGCGTTATACGATTCCCGAAACTGTATCCCGCACGATTGCCACCCCCAAATTCGGCAGTTTTGCACCGTCACATTGTCAGCGCCGGAAACGTAAATTCCGTTGCATTTGGTAAAAGCGGCTGGGTCTGCCTGTATGGACGGACCCTGAATGCCGAGCCCGTCAAAAGTGCAGTTGTCCGATGCGATGAAAGCGTTTTTTTCGCCGGTAAACTGCTTGGTAACTCCAGGCCCCCAGGTGCGAACACCAGCCGGGACCGTGATTTCATCGGTGATCTTGTAGAAGGTCGTTGACCCGGGGATATAGAGGTCTTTCCCGGTAGCCGCGCATTCAGCGTAAGCGTTTGTGAACGCCGTGTTGACTACCGTTACGCCCGGGCTGTACGTCGCCGGGTTGATATAGTCGGTGAGGAAGATCGACTGTGCAAGCCGTTGCTGGACGGTCTGTGATGCCCCGCCAGTTCCTCCGGGGACAAAAACCAATGTCGCAGCCGTCGCGGCGGAAACGTTATCAACGGACCAGATCAGCGCATTGGCCGCCGTTTTCAGTTCCATAAAGTACGAGCTGCCACCCAACCAGACCGACGCCTCGCCCCGAGCGTCAAGAATGATGGGATTGGTGTTCGCCGTTTGGCCGTCGTAATCAGTGTACGTCGCAAGCGGCGTGGTCGTACCCGCTGCATAGGTGTACAGCTTCCCGCCCACCAGCGGGGCGCCGTTGGCGTCAAAGAACTGGTATTTGGGGACGGGTGCGAGATAGGCGGTCATGTCAGCCGATCCGCCAATCTGTTCCATCGCAGACCACGGGAACGCCGTTTGCCCCGCCACCAGCAACAATCGTGCCGATTCCAGCGGTCAGCGCAACGGTTGCGTCGATCACAAATGAACGCGCGCCGGCCCCGGCAGTAGCAGCGGCAAGGAGGGCGGAAACCTTCTGGGGCGTGGTCACAAGGTAGGTTTGCGCCGCTAGTACGATGCGCCCCTGGTTAAGAGATGTTCCACTCCCGAACATCGTGAACACGAAATCAGCGTTTCCCTCGCCAGCAGAAAAGTTTCCACTAAGCGCAGCGCCCGTTGTACCCGAAGCAAAGTCCTGACCGTAAAACCGTAAAACGCGCCCCGAGTTGTCTCCAGTAAACGCAGCGGCGTAGGAGCTGTTGGGCGCTATCGAATGAAAGCGCGCAAGCGGCGTTGCCGTGCCGAGACCAACACGCCCGTTGGACCGCAGAAATGTATTTGTCCACAGAAGCGTAGTGCCGTCGTCCGCGTAGCCGTTCATTTCACCGTTCGAACCGGCGTTTGCCCCGGATTCCTCTACCGCGTTGATGCCCATAGTAAGGCGCAGGGAGTCGGACGTTCGATACTCCACCTGGCGAACCGTGCCGGAGGCGTTGGAAATGCGAACCGTGGCGTTCTTGTCCACAATGAAGGACCCGCCGCTGCTGGCGGTCGCCTCGATCAGTTTCGAACCGGATGCGCTTGCGGTATCGGTGACGGTCAGACCAATGCCCGTGAACGTCGTTCCGACCGCATCCCATGTGTCGGTAAACCCGAAAATATCAGCCATCAGATCACCCGCGTAAAGAGTTGAGAACCGGCCCGGTCATTCAGCGGCAACGTGGCGCGCGTCTGAAGCGGCATGGCAACCGGCGACGTGTTGTTTGCACCCGTCCCAAACCCCGTGATCGAGCGAAGGCCGACCAACAGGCCGTTGGGAAGAATCGGCCAATTGCTCATCGGGAGTTGATCGGCTTTGCATAGAGAGTGCCGCCCGTCGCCACCTGAATGGCGCTAACCCGCCAAGGCGAGCCCGTGTCATTGATGCTGGTCGGGACAGTGAACGCAATCGGCGTATTGGCGGGAATCGGCGTGGCATTGGCGGTCGTAGCCGTCACAGAGTCGCCAACCACGACATAAGCGGCGCTGTCGCACCAAACGACGACGCCCTGCGGGCCCTGCGGCCATGCGGTTGTTGATCCCGCCGTTCCGGTATAGGTCGCCGTGCGGGCCGGAAAAGTGGCATCCGCGAGCGGGTTGAGAAGTTCCATCTACATGGGCTCCGGCATTTGTGGGGGCTGAAGTTGCGGCATTGCATCAAGCTCGCCGCCCTGTTCACTCATTTCGTGTGCCATAGGTTCCGGGGGCTCCGCCTCCGGCATGGGCTGTTGCATCTGGGGGCCACTCATCGGCGCGTCATGACCGCCAGCGGGCGGTATCGGAAGCTCGCCGTTGGTCATCATTTCGTGGATCGTCTGGAGAATCACCGCCTGAAGCTCCTCAGGAGGCGTCTGTTTGATTAGGACGGCCATCCGATGCGTCTCGGCCTCGTATTCCTTGATCTCCAGCTCCTTGGCCTTCTGGCCATCTTCAAGCTGCTGAATTTCGTTGGTCGCCACCTGCAAAATCTGCGTCATCTCCTGGATTTGCTTCTGCGCAGCCTGCAAGCCGGGGCTTTCCTCGGCCTTCAATACACGAGGGTCAATAACCGCCTTCATGCGATCCGAAAGCTCTTGGGCGCCCTCGAAATCCATCTCCTTGAAGAACAAGTCACCGGCCACGTTCCACAGGTCCGGTTTGGCCTGCAGAATGTGCGTCATGGCGTCGAGCATTTCCTGACGCTTGGTCATGTACCCGGGACCTGACGTGACCATCACGTCATATGTTCCGACGCCCGGGTTGTAGATTTCCTCGATCAGAGCGCCCTTGTCGTCGCGGACCTCGCGCAACGGCTCTTGCTGGTTCGGGTCAATCTTCGCCTTACCGACCTTGCCGTCATAACCGATGATCCGCGCTACACGCTGCGTGTCATAGATATGCGGGATCAGGTCGATGATCTGGCGCGTAACATAGCGCACCGCCCGCCCCAGATTGTCGGAGTAATGGAACGTCCCGACGTCGCCTTGACGCTCGCGGGCAATGATTGCCTTGCCGCTGGTCTCATTACCAGCGGCCCCCAGGCTGGAATCATACTGACCCGTGGCGCTTTTGATGTCGTCCCCGGCGCCAAGTTTGGCCTGCAAAATGCCCGATTGAGGCATCGGCGGAATGGCGCGCTGCGGAGGAGGAACACGCCCCCCCATGCCATCGGAAACGTCGGGGTTATACTCCAGATACGGCCAGTTTACCGAGTTTGCCGTCTTCCACTGGTTCTCATAGCCCTCGAACTGCCCACCAGCCCCAATAAATGGAGCCTTCGGCGCCAGGGCCAGCATCTCAGCTTCCTGACTGACCCAGTAGTTATACATCCGCTGAGCGTCTTTGGCGTTGCGGACAAGGCCGGAGATGTAAAGCTGCCCGTCGACCTCGTATTCATTGCCGATCACGCGGACGACGGGGATGTATTTCCCTGCCCAGTCCTGCTCTTCGAGAACCTCGTAGCCGTTGGTTTTGATCCACTTGACTTTTTTGCGGTCAGCCTTGCGGGTTTTAACCGGTTCTCCGTAGACCGCCTTGAGCTGATCATTCTCAGGGCTATCGCTGAACGCCGTTTCGCCGCCCGCGTACAGGTTTAGCGTCGCATCCTTGTGCTCGAAATAGAAATACTCCGCGATGCGAACCGTTTCCGCGTCCAGCCACTCACTGGTTGAGGCGTCACCCACACCCTCGTCCAGTATCGCGCTCACCGGCATCGCGTCAGGATACTGGCGCTCGTATTCCTCCTTCGTCATGTCGCACATGATGAAGCACCATTCGGCATCCGACCCGCATGGGTCCTGGATGGTCGGGTCCATGTAGACGCCGAACGAATTACGCACGCGCCCGATATAGATGTCCTGCTCGAAACTGTCGGGCCGGGTGTACTTGGTCAGGAGGCGAACATAGCCCTCACCGTAAGCGACCTGATTGTCACAAGCGGTGTCATAGGCGACGTCAGCATCGCTGATGTACTCGATGTGGCGAACCATCCCCTGAAGCACTTCAGCAACCTTGGCGTTGGCGCTGTCGTCGGCAGGAATGACCTTGCCCGCCGGGCGGTTCTGGCGCTGGTCGTTCGTGACCTGGTGGACGTGCTGCGGGAGTTTGTTGATCGTAATCGTCGGGCGAGCCGGTTGGCCCCCATCACTCGCACGCGTCGCCAGCACAGCCGCCGGCCATTGCCATTGGTTGTCCGGTGATCCTGCCAGAAAGCGCAGGTCGTCCAGCTCGTCATTACGGCTATCAGAATAAGCCGCCATCGCCATCGTCAGGCGACCCCTCATCGTGGCAAGTCGCTCGTCCTTGCCTTTGGGAACGGCGGTGTTCGGATCGCTCATGCACCCATCCAGCTAGTCGGCGTTGACCCGTAGTTGCGCTGGCGGGCCTCCTGCGGGGCCGTGATGCGCTTTCCGGGCTCTTGGTAGGCCACACAAGCCAAGCCGAACGCGTCGGCGGCGTGTGATGCCCAGTCGTGGGCGGGGCCAAGGCCAATGTTGCGCTTGGCGTCCCGCTTTTCGTGGTACGCAGCCAAGGCAGAGCGGCCAGCCCTGGTCTTTTGTTCGTCAAACCAGATGCGGGGGAACAAGCGCCGGGCAGCTTCAACCCGCATCATTGCCGCGCCAGCACCTTGGTTTGGGACAACCGTGACCTTGAATCCGGCCTTCTTGAGCGCGCTTTCATAGGACGCATCAAACACCCGGTCATTCGTCGATCCGTCATGCGGCAAGATGCACAGGGCGTTCTCGTAACCGTTGGCCCGCAACCAGCTAACGTCCGTCGCGAGCGGTTGGCCTTGGCTTTCGTAGTAGTCCAGAACCCATATCTCACGCCCGACGTACTGGACGATCCAAATGGCCGTTGCGTCCGACTTCGCGCCGGTCCCGCCGATGTCCCACACGGCGCGGTAGGTCATCAGCGGATCACCGACGAGACGCACGATGCGACCATCGGCAGCGGCCCTCAGGGATTCGGCGTAGTAAGCGCCCTCAATAGCCGCCTCAAAGCTCGCTTCCATTTCGCGCTCATACTCGTTTGCGCTCATTTCCAGCCGAAGGTCGGCAAGCTCGGCGGGAGGAACGATGCCGGTCTCGGACGCCTTCAGGCGTAGCGAGAACCAGCGGTCATCGTTTATCGAAGCGTCATACAGATCAAAGAACGCGTTCTTGCCCTTCGGTGTCCCGATGAACGCGGCCCAGCCCTGACGATCAGCGAGGGCAGGGCGGATAACCTCAGACCATGCGTGCGGGTCCATGTCGGCGAACTCATCGAGAACCACGCCATCAAGATAGATACCGCGAAGCCGGTCATAGTTGTCGGCGCCATAGAGCCGGATGCGTCCGCCGTTCGGCAGATCAACCCGCAATTCACTCTCGTTCGTTTCAACGCCCGGGATGACTGCCGTGTAGTGCTTCAGGTAGTTCCATGCCACGTCTTTGGCCTGAGCGAACCACGGCGCAACGTAGGCGAAGCGCGGGTTTGGTCGCTCACAGCCCAACGCCGCCTTGATCAGCTCGTTAACCGCCGCAACCGTCTTGCCAGCCCTTCGGTGCGCGACAATGCAGGCGAACCGTTCAGTTCGATAGTGGAACGGCTTGAACGCCTCACGCGGGGCGTAAGGGATCACTACTCTTCGTTCTGCCACGAGAACACATGCTTGATCGGCGCGTCACCTTCACCGCCGCCGGTCAGTGCAACCTTGTCGCCGTAGCGTTTTGGGTCCCACTTGGCGAGGAGCTTCAAGCGCGTATCAACCCGCAGCTTGGCCCGGCTGATCCATTCGTGATCAGGGGCCTCTCGCGGGCCGCTTTCGCCCTCAATGATCCGCGTGTCTTTGCCGTTGTCGTCCGCAATGTGCAGGCAATCGAGTGCAATTGCGTCGAATCCGGCTTCTCGCGCGCGCGCGATGTCCCGACCGAAAGCGGCGTCCTCTTCCGCCCAATCCCTAATCGTATCATCACAGGGAAAATCATCGGCTCGGCAAATGTGCGTCAGCGGCTCGCCCTTGGACAAACGCTCACACACTTCCCGCATGATGCGAGAACGATCAGCGTCGAACCTGGACGCGCGACGCTTCTTCTTGGGAGCTACGTCGCTCATTGACTGTCTCCCCTTAGCGATAAGCACACCTTCCATTGTCAGAAGGTGACCCGTTGATTGTTATGGAACAGGCTACGCAGCCGCCATCGCTAGGCCCTTGGGGCTAGGCGAGGCTTTGGGGGCCGCTCCGCTGGAGCCGATTATACGAAAGGGCGCATTTGCCCGACCCCTAGTCCCCGATATTGTGCCGATGTTCGCGGAAACCGCAAGGGGTGGATTTACGCGGGGTGCAGAACGATGATTTCCCCGCCGGTATAGATATCAACCGCACAAGCCGCCCGAACGGCCTCCCCAGCCGTGTGGCCCATTGCCAAGGCCCCCAGCGCCACGCTCTTGCCGCTACCCATCGCGTAGGCGTTGGAACGGATAGAATCCCAGCCATCAACCGATAGTGACAGAACACGACCGTCATAGATAACTATAGCCTGAGCTTCGCGGTCGCCGGATGATTTCATGGGTGGCGGGTCTCCGACCATGCCGCCGCAAAACCACGTCCGGAACTTCTCTAGCTGATCAATCCCGCCGCAGACGCCCCACAATACTGGCCCGATCCTACCGACCTTGCTGACGTAACCGACACGGTTTCCATGTTCCGTGACCAAGCTGTCAGCGGCAAGCGCCCGTCCGTCCCATGCAATGGTTGTCACGCGGCTTCCGTTTCCCGCTCATCGTCAACCGCGCGCATGTTGGCGAAGCTCATGGTGGTGGTGTGAGACGCCCCGAACAGCGACAGGATGATCTCAGCCCGCTTGTCGCCCATAGCCCGCGCGATCTCGCCCACATGTCCCGCCCACATGCCGGACAGGACTTCAAACCGCTCACCGGGTTTAAGGGGCTTTCCGTATCGCTTGGCCCGCTGGCGTTCTTTGCGGGTGCGGTCAAATTCGCCGCGATGCTCGGACTCCATGAACCGATTTATAAAACCGTCCGGAATGATTGCGGGCCGATCACCGGAGCGGATGATGTAGAGAACATCCGGCAGGTGCGCAGCTTCCGCTAGCTGGGCGTCCGTCAGATCAGCGAACACATAGCCGGGCAGCAGTGGCT